CTTTGCATAATGACATGGGAACCTAATTGCTCAGTAACCATCGATGGGGTTGATTTCTCAGCCAAGACTGTCAATGGCGTAAATGTCTCCTATGGTCGATCCTCATACTGGGAACAGGCCAGATCGGCAATCGCATCTGTCCAGATACTTAATTGGGATAATACCGATTATGGCTTTGAAATAAATGACTCAGTAGTAATTAAAGTAGATAATGCTTCTGCTGTGGCTCGGACTGTATTTACAGGCAAGCTGACAAATATCTCAACCAGCATGGCAGCAGTCGGATCAGTTAATGAAGTCTCAGTAATCACAATTTCAGCAGTCGGCCCATTTGCTCAGATGTCTCGTAAGATCATCGGTGGCTCTGGATACTCACGCGAGATGGATTCAACTCGCATGACTAACATCCTGACTGATTCGGGAGTCACGATCGATACAGTCGATTCACCGGGCATCTATGAATTCGCAGCATCTCCTAACAGTTCAGTAGATTCTTACCAATGGGCTACTAAGTACGCTTCAATGGCTAACGGTTATATCTATGAGACTACAGATGGCAAAGTCGGATTTGCCAATGAGTCTCGCAGAACAGCAGCAGTAACAGCGACTGGATATATGGCAATCCCAGAGAACTACATCCTCTGGCGTTCAGTATCCTCATCTAAAGGCTTACAGGACATCCTGAACTCAATATCTCTGACTTACCATACTGGAAGCAAGACATCCTCTGATGCTACTTCTATCAGCCTCTACGGGCTTCTAGGGGCATCTATTCAGACTGAACTGCATAACGCATCCGATGCTCAGGAACTAGCTGACAAATATGTCGCGCTTAGGCGTGTACCTAGATTAAACATGAGTTCATTTACTGTTCAACTAGATTCACCTAATGTCTCATCTGGCGATCTGGATAAATTCTTACAGATGTATATGGGACAGGCAGTCTCAATCTCAGGTTTACCTATACCGTTAGTTCCAACTAATTACTATGGATTCGTAGAAGGTTGGAATTTACAAGTCTCAAGGACTCAGGCGGTCATCTCATTGACTACCAGCGAGTCTAGTTATTCAATCCAACCTACACGCTGGCAAGATGTCTCAGCTGCCCTTGCTTGGAATGGCGTAGGGGCTACGGTACAATGGGCTACATACGACTAGGAGCATGAATGGCAACTACAACACATTTCAGCTGGGTAACTCCAGATGACACAGCACTGGTCAAAAACGGAGCATCCGCGATCCGTACCCTTGGCTCATCTGCTGACTCAACCGTTCAAGACCAAGTCATCGCGGCATTGATGGGAGCCTACTAATGGCAAATACAGCTAAATCACTATTTCGTGGAGCAGCAACGACTACGACCACGACAACCCTTTACACAGTGCCAGCGAGCACGACTACAGTGATTACAAGCATCGTGGTATCAAATACCAGTGCATCCGCTTATACCTTCACATTATCTCTCGATGATGTCACATTACATGGAGCGACTTCTATCGCTGCAAATAGCACTGTTTACATTGATTCAAAGCAAGTTTTAGCCACCACTAAGACCATCAAGGGTGGAGCATCTAACACAGCTGTAAACTTCCACATCTCAGGGATGGAGATTGCTTAATGGCTATTTCATCTTATCCACCAGCATTAACTCTTAGAAAGAATGTCGTTAGTTTAACTAGCGGTACTTCATGGACTGTTCCAACTGGCGTGACATCGATCATCGTAACTTTGATTGGTGCTGGCGGTGCTGGCGGGCAAAACAATGGTGGCACTAATCCGTTATTCGCCGATGACGGTCGGCCCGGAGAAGTAATCACAACAACACTCTCCACGACTCCAGGAGCATCAATCTCTTATGCTATTGGGGCAGGTGGCACTGGCACTGGTGGCACAACTACATTTACTGGTGCTACTTCTGCAGCTGGCGGTAGTAGGGGTAATGGTGAAACTAGCGGGTCAAGTGGCATCGGAACAAATGGAAGCACAGCTAACAATGGTGGAAGTCAATCTTTGGCTGGGACTGGTATCAAAAACGGTGGCTCAGGCCAGATCAACATAGAATACTGGGTGTAATCGTGTGGGCAATTATTGAAGATAACAAGGTCGTAAACATCGTAGTCGATGTTGATGCTAAGGACTTGAAAAAGAATCCTAACAAATACATCAATTACGCAAATGGCTGGGATCACACTAACGGCATAGACGGAGGGGATTTCTTCCCACATGAAACCACGCCTGAGTAAATCCGCTATTCAGCTGAGAGAACAGATCGATGATGCGTTCCCAGATAGACTTAGAAATTCCGATGGCTGGATCGGTGATTCAAAACACTCTGCTCGCAAGTCTGATCACAATCCAGATGATCTCGGATGGGTACGCGCCATCGACATTGATGCTCGTCTCGACAAATCAAAATCCACATCGGTTTACCTTGCGGATCAAATACGAGAATATGCAAAATCCAGTGGACGGATCACTTATGTTATCCACATGGGTAAAATCTGTTCAAGAAAATCATTCTGGCGTTGGATCAAATACTCAGGAATTAACGCACACACCCACCACATCCATGTCTCGTTTGCAAAGACTGCGGATGCGGATTCGTCATTTTTTAACATCCCTATGGTAGGAGGATCAAATGGGTAGAGTAACTATCAGCTCTAATAATCTGTTTCCGGGGCCAAAGGGCGAGAAGGGCGAGAAGGGCGATGCAGGAGGCCCAACAGGGCCAACAGGCCCGATAGGCCCAGCAGGGCCACAAGGCCCACAAGGCCCACAAGGTTTACAAGGAACTCAAGGTAATCCCGGTGCTCAAGGTGCTACAGGCATTGAAGGCCCAGCAGGAGCAAGAGGTGCAACAGGATTTACTGGAGCCACTGGTGCAGCTGGTACTAACGGCACTAACGGGATTGATGGATCAACTGGCCCAACTGGTGCTACTGGTGCAACAGGAGCTACTGGTGCTACTGGTGCTACAGGGGCTACGGGCGCAACAGGTGCTTCAGCAGATTTAACCTTGGTTGCTCTTAATCAAAATGCGCCAGCAAATGTCATTGAAACAATGAACCGAAACGCAGTAACAACTTCCCAAGCCAATACAACTGGCAGAGTTTATCTGACAATGTTTACACCTTTATACAATCAGACAATTACAAATTTAATTATCCCAACGGCAGCAGTAAGCTCTCCGGTTTACACTTTAGCCAAAATTGGCTTATTTACTATCAGCGGAACAAATGCCACTTTAGTAGCCGAAACAGCAAACGACACGACATTGTATGCAACAGCCAATACTTTCTTTACTCGCGCACTTTCGTCTGCTCGCGGATATCCTACTTCTTACTCTCTGGTGGCTGGTACTCGATACGCACTGGGCGCAATCGCAGTAGGTACAGGTACATCAAACCTTTTTACAAATTCTCAATTATCCAACTCAACGCTATCTGGATCAATCCCTTATTTAGCAGGTTTAATTGGTTCGCAAACTGATCTACCAACTTCGGCAATCGGTTGGACAACTACCGCATCACAGTATTTTGGAAGGTTATCGTAATGACTATAACTAAATACATAGGCGTAATTGACGGCCTGCACACTTGGGAAGTCTATTTAGATGGCGAACTTATCGGCACTAATCAATCAGCGGAGGAAACAGAATGAACATCAAAAACCCTTACTTCTTAACAGCAGGAGCATTCCTAGCAGCTTGGGCAGCCAGTAATTTCGCAGCTGATTATCGCTCGATCCTCTGGGCTATCTTGGCTGGCGTGTTCGGATATGCGACCCCTAAAAAATGAGCCAGGCAGATTTCTTTCAGCTCTACATCGCAACACTTGTAACTCTAGGTGGCTTGGCTGGCTATGTCATCACACACTTACTCAGTGAGATCAAGCGACTCAACACTCGGGTCGATGAGATTTACAACATACTTTTAGAGCGTTAGAATAAAGTCATGGCTGCGCGCAAAGTTAAACCACTAGAGGATCAAGGTTACTCTCCACTAGAGGCTTACTGTATTGGTTTGAATGAATACTATAAAGCTTTGCGTAAGGCTGGCTTTGCTACAGACATCTGCATGTCATTACTAATGGACCCATACTCTTATCCTGACTGGATCTTACCGAAGCGCATTAACGATAACCCGAGCAATTTACCGGGTTTTGATGATGATGAGGACTAATGAAAAGAACCATCGTAATACCAGACTTACAAGTCCCTTATCACGATGAAGTAGCAGTCAAGAATGTTGCGAGTTTTATTAAGGCGTTTCGCCCTGATGCTGTGGTTACTCTCGGAGATGAAATCGATCTCCCACAGATCAGCCGATGGACAGAAAATAAACCGGGCTGGTACGAGCAAACACTAGCTAGTGATCGAGACATGACAGTCGATGTCTTATGGGAACTGACCCAGCATGCCAAGGAAGCTCACATGATCCGGTCAAACCATACTGACCGACTTTACAATGTCATTATGAATAAAATCCCAGCATTCTTATCACTGCCAGAGTTAAAGTTTGAAAAGTTTATGAAGCTCGATGAACTGGGTATTTCATATCATAAGAAGCCATTCCCGATTGCTAAAGGCTGGGTTGTAGTTCATGGAGATGAACAGGCTATTAAGCCGACTCCGGGACTCACAGCCCTAGAAGCGGCTCGTAGGCATGGGCTAAGCGTGATCTGTGGACACACTCATAGAGCAGGTCAATCGGCTTTCACAGAGGCTTCTGGGGGCAAATTAGGCCGTATCCTGAGAGGCTTCGAGGGTGGACATCTAATGGACATTCGCAAAGCTGCATATACCAAGGGGACAATGAACTGGCAACAGGCATTCCTGATCGTTGAAGAGGATGCTAAGGGCGTTCAAGTATCAATTATCCACATCGAGAAGGATGGCACATTTGCCTACAATGGTCGCAGGTATGGACGATCTCGATAATCCGCTCAGGCGTGACATCGATAGACATATGGATGATGCAGAATTGTTACCATTTCGTTATCTAAAGGTGCTTGATAAGTCCTAGGTAACCTGTAGATTGCGCCTTATCAGTGATCGTCACTGATGGAAAGGGCAAAATGAACTTAGATTTATATATAGTTGTAGTCATGTTTGCATTCACCGTATTCGGTGTCGCAGCTGGATATGCTCATGGACATAAGCAAGGTAAAGAAGAAGGATATGCACTGGGTCGCTCAGTCGCTCGACACACATTCTGGTCAGAGTGAAGGCGCATGAAATCCTCGATGAAGCCAAAGCACTCCTTGTTGAACGAGGCAGTGAATACGGCGATTCAACTCTCAATCACATTCAGATCGCAAGACTCTGGAGCGTGTACCTTGACAAGAACATCGAGCCTCACGAGGTCGCAATCTGTCTCATCCTCACCAAAATCTCGCGCATCAAAACTACAGCAAACCACCCAGACAGTTACAAAGACATCTGTAGCTACTCTGCAATCGCTGGAGCAATTACATCAACTGATTGGAATGACCTTGACAGTTACTAAAGCCAAGTCCGGTCAATGGTGTGATTATTGCAAGATGCGTTGGGGACAAGATCACCCGAATGGCAAAGGCAAGACATTTGCAGTCTGGACTGTGGTAAGTCAGCATGCTAAGTCTAAAGGTATCAACCGACATTATTGCCAGCCTTGCGCTGTCTGGGTGTCAATCTGGCCAGATGGATCACACTGGCCTTTAACTGAGCAAGCCGAATTCCTAGTAAAGCAAGAGGAGATAGATCATGGCGTTTAATCTAGCTGATTATGAAACAGTCGAGAGCCGACTGGAAAAGTTCTGGAAGGAGTTTCCCGATGGACGGGTATCAACTGAATTGGAAGTTTGTGAAGCTCATAGATATGTTGTTAAAGCCTATCTCTACCGCACTTATCTCGACCAAGTCGCATACTCGACTGGGTATGCTGAAGAGAAGGATTCTGATCGCGGCGTTAATGCCACTAGTGCACTTGAAAACTGCGAGACTTCAGCGATCGGCAGAGCACTTGCGAATGCAGGTTATGCTACTAAAGGAAAGCGACCTTCCAGAGAAGAAATGCAAAAAGTATCAATGGGGACATCCAATAAAGTAACTACCGAGTTACCTATTATCAAACAGAAATTCCCAGAACCAGTAGCAGATGCCTGGACTATTCCAAACCCTAAAGACGCACAAGAAGTCGTACAAGTCGAGGGTGCACCAACACTTAGTTCAGCGATGAACTTATTAGCTGATGAACTCAATGCCAAAGAAGTACCGCAAGCACCAAAGTGCCAACACGACTTTATGATTCACAAGACCGGGGTTTCGAGCAAGACAGGCAAGCCCTATGAAGGCTATACCTGTCCATCAAAGAACCGGGCAGAACAATGCCCTCCAATCTGGTTATAACTAATGGCTTCCCAGCATCGTAAGCATCGGGGATACCGCACTCAGAAATGCGTCGGTGAGTACCTAAAAAAGTGGTTCCCATATGCTGAAAGTGCTGGGGCAGGTCGGCAAGGTAGCGATATAACTGGTGTCCCTTTCGACATCGAAGTTAAAGCGCGGAGTGCCTTCCAACCGAAGGAGTGGCTGGATCAGACCCGCAAACGCGCAGATGGGAAGCTGAGCATTGTGGTGATGAGATTCAACGGGCAAGGTGAAGATGCTGGGGAGTACGGAGCCATGCTTCGATTCTCTGACCTGATCCAGCTACTCAATAAAGTCGATTATGCAGAATGGTTTCAAGAGCCTAGTAGATGTCAAGGCTGTGGAACATGGTTAATTGCAGATTATCAATACTGCACTAAATGTAAGGATCACAATGCCACGCTATGACTATGAATGCATAGAATGCGGAATAACACAAGAGTTAGAACACTCGATTAGCGCAGCTAGTAACCCGGTGTTGCACTGTTCAACTCCCATGATTCGGGTATTTCAAGCAACTCCAGCGATCTTTAAAGGTACTGGATGGGGAAAGGATAAGTAATGGGCGTATTAAAGTTTCAGTGTGATTGCTCAACTGAGCCAGAACTATTGATTAATGTTCATAAAAGTTTTGTACCGATTGCCAAAATTGAATGCTTCAACTGTGGGGCTTGGACAGTAACCATCAATGTCAGCATGAGTGCTGAGTTCTGGAGTAAATAATGCCATTTGACTATAAATTAAAGTCTGATTCAACAGCTCATTTTACTTGCTGCAACGAGGTTCAGTTCGAATATGTGTGCGCATATTGCTATGAAGTCATGGGATGCCAGTTCTGCTCATTTGATATAAATATTAGACATGATTGTAATCAGGATTAGACACGCCCAAGATCATGCGTAAATCATCGATGGATTTGACAAGCCTGCTACGCTATAAATCGCTAGCGAGCGCGTGTGCGCAATTGCTCGCGACCGCGATGTTAGCTTTAGGGGGAGGTCTATTCATAAATGAATACGCTTCAACTGAGACTGCTAACGCAGTCGAAGTAAAAGAGATTAAACCTTTAGATATTAAAGAATATATTCAAAGCCAGTTATCAATTAGTAATTACAAATGTTTAGATACTCTTGCTACTAAAGAGAGTAACTGGGACTTCTCAGCTGTTAATGGTAGTCATCATGGGTTCATGCAGGGTAGGTCAGAATGGTTGGCTATTGCTACACCTATACAGCAGTATCATTGGAGTGTCCGGTACGTATCTCATAGGTATGGCTTAGTAGGTGATCAGCCTAACTTCTGTGCAGCTTTAGATCATTGGAAGAATAGGGGTTGGCATTGAAGAAGTCAGCACTCAGGTCTAATGGATCAACTACTAAGTGGCGTAAGTTAAGAGAGATAGTGATACGCAGAGATGGTGGTACTTGTCAGCTCTGTGGCATGGAAGGTAACCATGTTGATCATATAGTGCCAAGAAGGTTAGGAGGCGATGATAGCCTCAATAATCTACAGCTTCTATGTGCTCCCTGTAACCTATCTAAAGGGGGTACCTTTTTTGATACTAATAAAACACCCATGACCCTCCTTGGTTCTTTTATCCCGAAAAACGACCATATCAGCCACTATCAGGATGAATAGGTCATAAGATGTCTAAGAAGGCTGTAACAGGCTCAG